CCGTTGTTTAACAATGTTAAGATTTTGTTTACGTTTGAATCATTAACCAACCAAAGAATACGTAAGCTTGATAGCGGTACTTGATTGACATAGTATGTTACATTTACTATATCATCGTTGGCAGGAGGGTTGATTAACCAGTTAATCTTTTTGTTACCTACTGTGTATAAAATTTTCTTATAAGGACGGCCGGCCTTAATAGCTGCCGCTTGTTCTTCATACAACTTGGCAATTTCAGTATCAGTGAAGTCAGCTTTGTTAATTGCTGTTTGTGTATTGAAACCTGATTTAACAGTTACACGAACACTTGGTTCAAATCTTAGTTTATCAAGCAACGTTGTATATCTAGAATCTAATACCGGAGTCTTTAATGTGTCGCTGATTGTATATGACGATGTTAACACTAAGTTGGTAAAGTCAGATTGTGTTACACCATCTTTAATTAACAAGTTAGGCCATGCACGGAATGTAGTTCCGTGATTAAACACTTCAAGTCTGTTGTCAAACTCAACAATTGGTCTAATGGCTTGATTTGATAATTGTGTAATTTCTCCAAAGTCAATGCCAAGAAAGTCAGAAGTAGCACTAATTGTATCTTTATGATACCAAACATTTGTTCTACTGTTTGCGTTTCTGTTTTCAGCACCAACTGCCATAGTAATATAGTGCTTTGCGTTAATACCGCGAAGTACACCATCCCACTCAACGCTGTCCCATGGTACTGCTGTTTTGTCCCATAGTGTTTGTGTAGCTTTACTATAAGATGTATTTGTATATTGATGTGTTCTACCTAATAAACGAATACCTTCTGCTGTGCCAACGCCATCTACCTGCCAACGACGAATTGCTTTATCTGCATCTGTTGTAATAAAATAATCTGGCATGTGAATGTAAATGTTCAAGCCGGCGATAGGAGGTGTACCAATCCATTGAATTTCACTTCCTAGCAATGTAAAGTCTGCGCCAAGTGTTTGTAGCACGCCGTCGACACTTAATCCAATATTAGTTTTGTTATAAGCAGTTAGTTCATATGGAATGGCTTGAGTAGCATTACCATTAGATAACATTTCAACATCAAGGTCACCGTTCAATGGCAACATGCCAGGGAATTGACGGAATACAATTCGCATACCATTTTTTAGTACTAAACGACGATTGTTTTGTTGGCTTTGTTCAACTGTAGTAAAGAAAGGCTTTCCTAAGATATCATGTTGTATGCTAAATGTTTCGTTGATACTTCCGTTAATATACACAACTGGCATACCTTCTTCAATCCAGTAGTAGTCTGCCCAATTGATAAACTTGTCAGGATCAATTGGTAGATCCAAAATGCTAACAGGAACTTTTGGCTCAGTTGTTCTATCATTGAAACCCCATGCGGTTGCAATTTCGTCTGCACTTAGCGTTTCTGCGCCTTCTTCTGTAAACACTACAGTACCAGCTTCTAGTTGACGCTTTGCAGTTACGTGTGGAAGATAATCTGTGACTAAAGTTTTAGTAGTTTTACGACCAACAGAATAGTTCAAGTCCTCCATTGCACTTGGTTGCATTAAATCTTCTAGTACAGCACTTAAAACTTTTTTGTTTGTGTCTGTTCTAAAGATATTAGGAAGCAGGCCTGTTACATGAGGTTCTAGAAAACTTCCATCGTGTTGCTCAGGATAGTTTTTAACCTCAGTAACTACTGGGTTTAATTTTTTTGGATTCTTTGCCATCTATTTGCCTTATTTTGTTGGTGCAACTTGACCTGTAATGACTTCAACATCTGCTACAGTCGCACTACTAATAAAAATTTCATCCTCATCACATTTGATTTGGAACATATCGTTTGACGTCAAGCTAGTTTGACGTGGGATTAGAGCAATGCTACTAATGATACCACCTACGTTTTGATGCACCCAGGATGCCATGTCGGTAAAGTAAAAAGTTTCACCAAAGTCCCATAGGCCAACATCAAAGTAGTTATTGATAGCATTTATAACTCTTGACTTAATTTCTGCATCACTTACTCGTGTACCATCACTCTTTGTAACGCGAATCTTAACCTTGTTACGTGTGTCAGCGCCATTGCCAAACAACACCTTGTATGTAACAGGATGGTAGATAATACTATCACTAACACTCTTATAAGGAGCAATTGGATCCATTAGCTTAGTTAAACTATAACTTGTCAATGGAATAGGACGTTGGTCATCTTTTGCTCCAGATGCAATCCAGTTTCTAAATGCTGTGTTGTAAACTGTTGTCAATACAAACATGTCAATGATGTTAGTAGTTGTTGGGTCTACACGATTGTCTCTTAGAGGTACGTGATTAAACTGAACAGTTAGCGCAGAACGTCCAGTTACTATCATTGTGCCATCTGTTGATGGTGCTAGTGTAAATTGACCTTGTGCATCTAAAAATTCTTTACGTGCTAACGCTACTGTGCTATTGCCAATAACAGATTTAATCAGTGTAGGGTCAGACGGAACTAGGTTATCAATAAGACCTGGTAATAATACAATTACTCGTTTAGGATCATAGCGTCCGTCATCTAATCTAACATAATCAACTACGTCAAGTTCAATGTCTTTGCTTAAACCGTCATTAACTTTTAAGAACTTAACAGAATCTTTAACAACACGCCGTGTTGTTTGATCTAGTGCAGAACCAAAACGCTGATTGTGGAATGTTAGCTCGGAAATACTACCAAAGATTGTTTGATCTTTTCTTATTACTGTTGCCCACACACCGTTGTTATATGCAAATCTAATTAACCAGCTACTATCATTTGTTGTACCGGCTGTTGTTAAATCTAAACCACCGGTAATGTCAATTTCATTTTGCTTGACAACAATCCAACGATCCTTTTTGTGATCATAGCGTAGGCCAAAATTACTTTGCTTTTCAATTTCTTTTACAATCTCAACTTTTTCGTTGTCTGTAAACAATGTTCGTAAAGATGGCATCCAGTATTCAGCACCAGTATTGTCTTCGATTAAACCGCTTAAGAATACAGCGCCTTGACCATTGGCACGTAAGCCTGTGTTGTTACCGTTGTTATCAGCTACACCAAAGCCTTCGCGATAAACATCTAACACACGAGTCCAGCCTTGTGTTCCAACGTTCAATAAAGAATTTTTTCTTAGTACACGATTAGCAAGAACAACAGAACCTTTGCCTAAACGCACAGGCGTTTTGTCTGGGTCAGTACGCAAGTGGAAGTAGCCATGTGTATTTCCATTTAAGTAATCAACTTTGTGCCATGTTAGTTCTTCGCCTGGCAATGCTTCTACTCTTTGTGATTCGGAGTTGTAAGCATTATAGTATAACTGGTGTAAGCCACGAGTTAAGATCAAGTCCTGGAACCATGATAAAACTTCGTCATTGTTTTGACTTAGATTTAATGTTTTTTCTTCTGTGATTTCACTTGAGTATAAGAAGCCATCTCCGGCTAAGGAAATAACAGGACGATAAGTTCCGGTTGGATCTTGGATGTCGGCGTATAAGCTTTGTCCAGCGTAAGTTCTGTTAATTGCTTTGATCTTATCAACGCCGCCAACTTTACCTTCTGGGTATAGATTATAGTCGTTGGCAGTAATCATGCGGTCTTGGCTTGCGGCTGTACGACTTGCACGATTTTTAATTTGTGATAATGTTTCGCCACTGCTACTGCTAATGCTACCTGTTAATTGAACTGTAAAGATAGCATCTTGCTCTAAGCCCTGTGAGTCAACATAACGAATAGCAAATTCTTTGCCAGCTACATCCATTGGAGTAAATGTTAAGTCTTCGTTTGCACTTTCACGGTACCAAATACGAATGTTGCCTGTAGGAATATCAGAGTAAACGTCATCACCAAACTTAATAGAGATAGTGTCGTTTGCTCTTGTAATAACTTCGTAAACTTTTCTTGTGTCTTTACCAATGGCATTGAATGCAATGTTTTTACCAACTGTACTAGGAACTTGTTCCCATTCATTTAAAACTCGTCCGTCAGCATCAATGCTTTGTACCCAAACGTCTGTTTCGTTAATGTTTTCACCTTGGATATCGATAACACGGTTTTCAACTTTAGTAGACAATACATAGTCTTCAAATTTCAAAACACCTTGCTTGAACATAAAGAACCAGCCATTGTTAGGATTAGAATAACCTGTACCATCATTGTTAAACAACATTGTCTGGTAGCCGTAAGGGTTAGGATCGCTTTCAACAGCCGACTTAGTTTTGTTATTAATAAAGACAGGAACAATTTCACAACTATAAGTTGTATTGTTTCTTGCTGTTAGGTTAAATGAATGAACCATTGTACGATTATCTGGTTCAGCAATTTGATATAGTTGACGTAACGTGCCTTGAGTAGTAATGCTACTCATTGGACGGCCAACAGGGTTAGCTCTGCTTAACACTTCATTTAAGATAACAGCAAACTGTTCGTTAAAGTCCGGGTTGATTGGATCACCCCAAACAATTGTTTGACCTGCTAAGTTAATACCTTTGCTGTCGTAAATGTTTTGTGTTGTGTTTACTGCTGTCACTCGTAGGAAGCCGGCAGCGGCACCATTGCGATATGCTTTATATCCTAGCTGACGTGCAATGTTTAAAACGTTGCCACGTACTTCGGCTGTTTCTAAAAATGTTTCACGCAGGTTTAAATCACTACGGAAAGCTAAGTTTTGTCCTAGGTAAGAAATTAAGTCAATAAGAGCAACATACTCGCTTGAGTTAATAAAGTCATTGAAATCTTCCGGATAGTTTGTTTGAACGTGATTAATTAACGCTGTACGAAGACTATCAAAGTCGTATGCTTTAAAGTTTGAATTGACTAGATAGCGATAGCTATTCAACCAGCTTTCAGCGGCGTATAATTGTCCAAGGCGTCGAGTCTGGCTCATGATGTAGTTGTTCCTTTATCGTATGTCAGCGGCAATGTTACAGTTTCAGATGATGGATTGTATGTTACAATCACTTCAATATTCAATGCGTTTGGATCTTCTGTGATCGTTACACTTTGCAATGTCCAACGTGGATCATTACTAATAATGCTTCTAACATCTTCGTCGATTAGATTTTTTGTTCTTGTATCCAACGGTTCAAAAAGCATATCCCATACAATACTTCCAAATTCCGGAAGCATAATACGCTCGCCTTTGCGAGTATTGAAATGGTTTAATAAGTCTTGTCTAGCAAGATCTAAATCGTAGCGAACAGGACTAAGAAAACTAGTCCCTACGCTACTGTAACCGCGGAAAGTAGATGTTAAGCGTGCCATACACCTATTTACCAGCTAGGAATAAAGTGGGTTATATCTTTAAGCCTGCGTTGGTGGCGCTGGTGTTCCGGGTGGATAGTTTCCATCTGTGTGCGGAGGACCATATTTGTCTCTTAACTGTTGTAAAGTTAAATTGACACCTGTTGGTACCTTGCCTGTATTCAAATAAGCACTTCTTTCCCATTGTGCCGCTTGTGTTGGTGTAGGTGGGCCATATGCCGCTTCTACTCTTTCACCCGTTGATGGACCATTTCCTAAGGAACGTGTCCATGGAGTTTGCGGATTACGTGCTTTATTGTTTTTAATTGCCGCTTCATCTGATGCAACACCTTTATCACGTAGTTGTGCTTGTGTCATATTGCGAGCATCAGCGTTTGGCTTACCATAAATGGCATAGTTTGCTTCGCTGTTTCGCTGATTTGCATTGTTTGAATAACCTGCATTAGCCCAAATTTTAGCAATGCCTTGCTTAGTTGCTTTGCCATCCGGACTTGCGGCGGCATCTTTAACTAAATCAGCGGCCATTTGTTTGGCAACAGACGGACTACCATAGGCGGCCATAATTAGTGCATCAATTTGAGCTTGTGTAATACAAACTTGGCGGCCTGCTTCTTTCTTAGCTTTTTCCAATGCTTGAATCACACCAGGTGCCATGTGTCTATCAACAATTTGTCTGCTGGCCATACGTGCTTCGGCTTCACTGGGGCCTGCAAGTAATGCTTGCTTAAGGTTAGCATCAATTTTACTTGCTGAATTATCAGGTCCAAAGATGTCAACCCGTGTTCCGTATCCAACACTATAGCCTTGGAAGTCGCTGTACATCATACCACGATAAGCTTCGCGACTCTTCATTAGCTTGAAGCCTTCTTCACTTAGTGTATTTTGTGTAATATCAGGTATGCAATCTTCAGCGTTAGTTAAAGGAGGAACTGCTGGGTCACCACCCTGCTGTGGAGTTTCGCCATTACCTTGAATGTCTGCTGGAGTAATCTGATGATTGCCTAAACTTTCATCAACAATACCAGGAGGAACAGTAATAGGTTCGCCGCCGTTTAATGCAGAGTGGCCACCATATGGTTCAGCTTCTGGTACACGCCCAGCAATACTAATGCCAACTTGTGAGTTAGATGATAATGTGTTTAGTCCAGGACAATCTGCGCGGTCTGCAGGCGGGCCGTTTAAATCAATACGCTGTGCAGTCATTTTAAATTGACTGTCAGCAAGTAAGTTTAAGTTTTGTGCAGATGTAATGTTTACTGCAACATCTGCGTTAACTTGAACTTTAGCATCTGTTGACTCGATACGAACGTCATTACCAGCTTTCATGTTAATGCCGTTTTCAGCTTCAAGGTTAATGTTATTGTCGGCACGGAAGTTAATACTGCCTTCGGTATGTACACTAAAGTCGCCGGCACCAAAGAAGTCAATGTTGCCACTTGCATCCATTTCAAACCACGCAGAACCTGCGGCATTAATAACATAGATAAAGCCATCATCATTGTTCATGATAATTTGATTACCTGATCGTGTACGTAATCTAATTTGACCATTCTTGCCTTTTTCGCCATCATCAATTAATAAGCTGTGCTGGCCAGGAGATACAAAGCCATAGGCGTTACCAGGATGGGAATCTTTGTTTCTAAAAGGACTTGCGTTAGTATGCCCACGCCTTAGGTCTTTTTCAATACCTTGTCTTGCAATATTTTCTTGTTGAAAGTGTTTTGGTCGTTGTTGCTTTTGCGGATCGCTAGAGTTATAGCGGTTGCGTTCACTTACTACTTTAATTTCGCCTTTGTGTGTTGCACCCGAAGCAATGCCTGGTAAGGAGTGAGTATGTCCATCATGTGGTAAACATGCCCACCATACGCCTTGGTGTGTTTCGCCATTGATAAAACCGCAAATAACATACACATCTTTGTCCGGAGGAACTGCCCAGAAGCCATAGCTTTGATTTGTTTCTGGTAGTGTCGTTGCTGACGTCGATCTTGATTCTTTCTTTTCAGCTTGGGCGCCAGCAAATGGCGGGCAATATCGCATTGTAAACCAACTGCCTTCGTCATTTTCTTTTGCAGAGCCTAGCTGTGCAATCCACACACGAATACGTCCCAATCCTTCTGGGTCTGTGTTATCTTTAATCTTTCCAAGGAAAATACCTTGTTGTTTGTTTGCACCACCACTACCGGCTTTCATGTGGTCTGGGCGGCCTCCGTTTGAATCTGCCCTCATTTCTTATCTCCAGTGCTATTCATACCTGCGTTTTGTGGTCCTTTACCTGATGCGGCGCCTTGACTTGCTGGTGTAAAGCTACTTGACTGCGTTTTCTTGCCGCCATATGGATTGCCAAGACTATCTCTAAAACAGTCTAATGTTGTTGTAAACTTACCTTTGCTAAATTTGTTAATAACTTTCTTAGCAGAGTACACACCTGAAATAGTATCGCTATGTCTTAAATTCATTGTATCATCGCTTGCCCAGTCTGCCGCTGGAATTACTGCCTCAAAGTAAATAAAAGGCAACCAGTTATGACTAGACATTTTCTTACGCTTTTCAGCTAGCACTTCTTCAGTTAAACCAGCTTCATATTCCCATACATCTTCTTCCCATGGTGGTGCACCTGGGACTTGCATTAGCCAATAAGGATCGCCAACTACTTCTAAACTAATTGTGTTCATGTCAGCTTCGCCGCCGCCCATACTATTACCTAACTGCTTATAGATACTGTATTCCATTGCATTGTCAGGACTTAATGCCGCTTGCTCTGACTTAGAATTTACTGTGGTATTCATGTGATAGTAACGCGGCATGTGAGGATAAAACGTTCCCGACGGGGCACTACTTCTATAAGGCAAATCTTCAGCATACTTGCCGCCAGGGCCTGCAGAGAAAGCGCCAGTGCCTCCTCCGCTTCCTCCGGATCCTTGATTACCACGAGGGCCTTGACCTTTACCAGTTTGTCCTGCAGAACGACCAGCTGGTGGCTCTTTTGCTGTACGTGATGTTGATGTTGCGCCTACTGGGTTGCCGTCTTCATCAATCCACATTGGACGAACTTGTCTCCATAGGTAGTCAAGTTTAATATCGCAGTTAATAACTTCAGTGTTTTCGCCTGTGTAAATCCACTTGTAGACTTTTCGCAATAAACCTTTTTTAATCCAGTAGTTAATACGGCCATCACGTTGACCTTGTTGTGTTGCATCTTCATACTCTTGCGGACTAATAACTGTTTTAGCATCTTCTTTTGTTGTTAAAAAGAAGTGAATGTCTTCGGCGTATCCGCCAAGTTTCATATCAAACTGGCCAAGACTCTTTGCGCCGCAGATTACACTAAAGTGTCTTGCTGGCTTATCAAGTGTGCCTTTTTTAGTGTCTGGATTATTGTATTCTTTCTTACCATCATTAACACGATGCAAAAACTTTAGTACGTCTTGACTGTTAGGCAATGTATTGCCCATAAAAGCATGAATAGTTGTTCCAGCTTCAACTTGAATCTCACCTTTACGCATACCCCACAGGTGTGTTATATCGCTAAAGAAACTGTATTCATATTTTAAACCTGCAATATCTTTGTGTGCTGATATTGTATATTTGTGCGGGATAGTTCTTAGACCTGCAGATACTTTTTCTTCTTCGCGTTTGTTTAATGCTTTTTCTAATTGCTTACAAAAGTCGCCAATGGTGTTAGGGTGTCCTTCCATACGGAAACCTTGTTCAAGGTTCATGTGGTCGCTATGTCCAGCGGCACCTAAATCAGGATACAGTTCAAAGTCGTATACGCTACCTTTGTAGTCTAACTTCATTTTTAAAGTTTTGATACGAACATAATAGCAAAAGTGCATTGGCTCGCCATCCCAACCAACACAATCAACAGGTGCGTCACTTTCTGTGTCGTATCCCTTAAACATAATTTCTAGTAGGTATACAGCACCGTCATTGTTTTTATAACCACTTTCCATTGCGGCAAGCGATAACGATTCAATAAAGCGGCCACCAAGCGGTTCAACTAGCTTGCCAGTAAACAAGTGGTGTTGTTGCATAGCATAGTTGCCTGTCTTGTTACCAGTACCAACTGTTTCCATTGTTAATTCTTCAAGGTAAGTTGTGCCAGTGCCACCAGTTTCCCACATGATAATGCCGTTTTTATAATTGTAAGAACGGGCAGGACGACTATTCATTGATTCTGCCAGTGGCATCATTGTTAACCTAGTATTGTAAGTTACGTTACGATAATTTGATAAAGGATTATAAACAACATCTGGGACTCCTACGTCATCCAGATGATTTGGTTTTGCCATTGCCATGTTATACTATCCTCTTAATGTCGCCAGGGGAAAGAACACGAATTAACATTCCTGATTTTAGATCTCTAATAGGATCTTGAATTTGATTTCTGTTTAGCAAAGCTATTACCCACCAATACTTACTGTTACCATAAAGGCTATAACTTAACAGGTCCATCCTGTGTTCATACCTAGGGTCAACTGTTATGTATTCGGGTAGTCTGCCATCGAGTAGCTCAGTTGCTGTTGGCAACTTTGCTAGATCTAAATAAAAATCTGTAATTTCGGTTTGCGAGTATTGGTTGATACCTGTTGTTGTCATACATAACCCCTTCCAAGTAAGTCGCCATTGACAAATTTATTAAGCGTGTATTCTTTAACTGCTTCAATGATGTTAACTTGAATAATAAGCGATACACTCATTTCAAATAAAACAGGAACAGCTTGTGTGCCGTTAAACATTTGAGTTGATATGTAATCAACATCATTAGGGAAATCGTATTGAAAAGTTTTTACAACCACTGGAGTGTTGTTATACAATCCAAATGCGTTTAATCTTCCAATAGGAGGCGGTGTACCTTTTTTAGCATCACCGCGGCCATAGTACATACTAGTTGCACTTCTTAATAAGTGAATAGCATTTAATGTTCTTTTTGCTTCGTCTTCATCTCTACTAAACCATTGACCAGATATTGTTACAGTAGGAGTACTTCTGTTACCAAATGCACTTGGCTGATAGTTTGTGTGCTGTAGTTCCCAAGTTTGATAGTTTACTTCAATTGTTTGACTAATCTTAGGAGTACTTGGCCAACTAATAACAGAAAAGTCTCTGTTAGTTGTAGACCTTGGGTCTTGTGCGGCTGTCTTGCGGCCATCGCCGCCAGTGGCACCGTCGAATGCTTTAAATGTAATCGTTACTGGATCAGATATATTTGCCATGTGTTATCCTAATTTCTTGTCAAAGATTTTCTTGATGCGATTAACTAGAGCATCATTGGCATCTGGGTATAGTTCTTTTAAAATACTTAAACGTCCAGCATCAGTTGCTGAACTGTATAAACTTCTAATTTGACTTGCACTATTAATAGTACTGCCTGCAATCTTAAACTGAACATCTGCCACTGGATAAATGTATCCGTGGCCTGCTCGTTGACCGTCAACTGATTTAGCGTTGTTGAACGGCAATAAATTCTTTCCTGTGTAGCGTTGGAAGTATGCAGGAGTACCGTCCTTTAAGGGAGTAAACGCAAAACGTGGATCTGTTTGCATATCCTTTTGTCCTACACCAAACACTAACACATCTCTATTTGGATCTAAGCCTAATTTGGCCGGAAGATTCCTTGGGGAGTATGGTACTGTTTCTTCGATTACATGCCCAGCAGGTATGCCTGCGGCTTGCATCATAATTTCTTTTTCCTGAAATGTAAAAGGACTACTTTCCGGCTCAACCTTGCCACTTGTAGTGACGTAAGTATTGTCAATGCCAAACTTAGAGGCCAGCTCTTGGAACACACCAGCATGTCCATGATGGAACGGGTGGAATCTGCCAGCGTACACGGCAATAACTCTAGGTTTAAGGTCAGTAATCTTCATTGGGAATTCTCCAAGTGTATTTACCGATTCTATAAAGTACCTACTTTACCGTTGACAGTAAACGTACACTATGCTATACTAAACAGAAGGAGCTAACTACGTGACCGAAGAAAAAACAAAAACAGTATATCTTAAGAATAAAGACATCCTAGCCGAAATCCATAGAAGCAAAATGACTTATTGCTGGTTTGAAAGCAAAGATTTCCAACAATACGACTACATTGTATCAGATTTAAAAAGCTTTCATAACCGAAAAACAAAAGCTTGTCCCGAGGGTGCTGTTAACTTAGCCAGGGAAGCCCGGGCCGCACGTATGCAAGCCGCGGCTCATCAAGCGGCTCTTGCAGTTTGGGAAGCTAATGGTGGCAAAGCAAGTACTAAGCCAAAAGCAGATGAATTTGAAGTAAATCCTAAAAAGATTCCTGTTACTGATTTAGTAGTTAGGCTCATGACATGGGACCACATTCCATTAGAACCTGGTCGTAAAAATAATCCTAAGAGTCTTGCTGACCATCGCAGTAAAGTAAACTTTCCTCCGTTCAAACATTTTGTGCAAAATGAAGACGGCTCATGGCGAGAGGTTCTCCGCAGTCATTGGAAAGGCGATTTAGTTAAAGGAGCCTTTGATGTTGACCATGGACAAATTACAAATCGTTTAGGTGCAATGTTCTTAAAACTTTGCGAGCGTTACAGTTTGCGAAGCAATTGGCGTGGCTATTCCTATGTTGATGAAATGCGTGGTCAGGCTCTTATTCAGCTTACACAAATTGCACTACAGTTTGACGAAGGCAAATCACAAAACCCGTTTGCTTATTATACTGCCGCAGTTACAAACTCATTTACTCGAGTTCTTAACGTAGAAAAACGTCAACGTGATATCCGCGATGACTTGTTACAAGATTCTGGACAGATGCCAAGTTGGACTCGTCAGATGGAGCATCAGCAAGCGCACGTTGCAGAAATTGAAAGACTCAATGCTCTCAAGGATGCAGAAGTTATTGGGGAAAATTTAGAAGAGATTCTAGTAGAAGATAGTGAGCCAGCAAATGACTAACCCATTCCGCGATCAAGAAAAGTTTATGAAGGCATGCGATCAAAAAGTTGATGCATACTCCATTTCACAATATAAGATGTATCTTAATCTTATTGAAGAAGAGCACACTGAACTTAAAGATGCAGTAGCGGCTGATGATCTAAAAGAACAACTAGATGCACTTATTGATATCTTAGTTGTTACTATTGGCGCTATTCATTCCGCAGGGTTTGATGGCGAAGGTGCTTGGAAAGAAGTTATGAAAACAAATTTTGCCAAGATTGACAAAGAAACTGGCAAGGTTCGTAAACGTGAAGATGGCAAGGTCCTTAAACCAGTAGGTTGGACACCGCCTGAGCTAACACCGTTTCTTAAAAAGGAGTAATATGCACGCCGAAAGTTTAAAACATCACATCAAGCATTTGGAAGACTCACATGCCAAGCTTAACAAAGAAGTTGATACTTTAGAAAAAAACGGCTTGTATGAGGATCTAAGACTTGAGTCTCTTAAAAAGAAAAAGCTTCAACTTAAAGATGAGCTGGCTCGTTGTAGACAGCAACTAACAGAAATGTTACAATAACTGATGACTAAACCTTTTAATAAAGCCGTGTGCTTTACGGATATCCATTTTGGCTTACGCAATAACAGCCGTAGCCACAATGACGATTGTGAAAACTTTATCAAGTGGATGACAGCAGAAGCTAAGAAGGAAGGCGCCGAAACAGCTATCTTCCTCGGCGACTGGCATAACAATCGAAGCAACATTAACGTAAGCACACTAAACTATACTACATCTAACATCAAGTACTTGTCTGAAAACTTTGAACAGGTGTACATTATTATGGGCAATCACGATCTTGCATATCGTGAAAAGCGTGAAATTAACAGTTTACCCTTTGGTGGCTATCTCCCAAACGTAAAGCTCATTGACGAAATTACAACCATTGGCGACATGACTATTGTTCCTTGGCTTGTAGGTGATGAGTGGGAAGACATGAAGAAGCTTAAGAGTCGTTATGTCTTTGGACATTTTGAACTACCTAACTTTAAAATGAACGCTATGGTTGAAATGCCTGACCATGGTGGACTTAATGCAGGGCACTTTCCCAATCAGGAACTTGTGTTCTCTGGACACTTCCACAAACGTCAACGCAAAGGCAACATTGTGTACATGGGAAATTGTTTCCCACACAACTATGCTGATGCATGGGATGACGAACGTGGCTGTATGTTCTTGGAGTACGGCGGAGAGCCAGAATTTAGAACCTGGCCAGATGCTCCTAAGTTTAAAACACTTACACTAACACAGGCCATTGATCGTCATGCTGAATTGTTTGACAGTCAAACCTTTGCTCGTGTTACAATTGACGTAGATATTAGCTATGAAGAAGCTAGCTATGTTAAAGAGCAATGGGTTGAAGCTTATAATATGCGAGAGCTTAGTCTCATCCCAGGCAAGAAAGAAGAACATGCTACTGAATGGACAGGTGGAGAGATTCAATTTGAATCTGTAGATGCTATTGTTCTTAATCAGATCCAAGCAATTGACTCTGATGTCATTGACAGACAAATCCTCACACACATTTATCAAGGGTTAACACATTGATCAAGTTTAAGAATTTAACAATCAAGAACTTTATGAGCGTGGGTAATGTTACCCAGGGCTTACAAATGGACAAGTACGGACTTACACTTGTTCTTGGTAACAACTTAGACTTAGGTGGCGACGGTGCTCGTAACGGTGTAGGTAAAACTACAATGGTTAATGCACTATCTTATGCTATCTATGGCTCAGCGTTAACAAACATCCGCAAAGAAAACTTAATTAACAAGACTAACGGCAAGAACATGTTGGTTACTGTTGAGTTTGAAAAGAACGGCAACAAGTATACCATTGAACGTGGACGCAAACCTAACTTGCTACGATTCTTTGTTGATGACCATGAAGTAAACGAAGCTAACACAGACGAAGGTGCTGGCGAGAATCGTGTTACCCAAGAAGCCATTGAACGTGTAGTTGGCATGAGTGCTGAAATGTTCAAACACCTTGTTGCACTCAACACTTATACGCAACCATTCTTAAGTCTCAAGAGTGGAGAGCAACGTGACATCATTGAAGAACTACTGGGCATTACACAGCTAAGTGAAAAAGCCGAGATCCTTCGTGAGCAAATTAAAGCCAGCAAGGAGCAGGTTCGAGATGAGGATGCTCGCATCAAGGCCTTACAAGAAAGCAATGCCCGTGTTCAAACTAGCATTGACGACCTTGAACGCAGAAGTCGTGTATGGGCCAACAAGAAAGTAGACGACATCAAGTCATATGAGTTAGCAATCGCTGAACTTGAAGGTACAGACATTGAAGCAGAGCTAGAAGCTCACCGAGCATTAGTATCTTACAAGGAAAACGAAAGTCGCCTAAAGTTAGCCAATAAAGAATTAGCCACTCGTCAAAGTAATGTTAAGAAGCTACAAGATGCTCTCAATGTTGCTCAGAAGAGCCTTGCTGACATTTTAGAACACCGTTGCCCAAGTTGCGGACAAGATGTTCACGATACCCAGCACGATAAAATGAGTGCAAGTGCTCAAGAAGCTGTTGAGCTTACTGTAAACGCACTAAAAGAGGAACATGGATTCCTGGCTCATGCTGATATGGCAGTTAGAACAATTGGTGAGCTTGGAGAACGCCCACGTACAAAGTACGCAAACGTTGAAGATGCCGCGGCCCATAAGAACAACTTGGAAAATATCAGGAAGCAACTTGAAACCAGGGTCGCTGAAGAAGATCCTTACCAAGAACAAATTGAAGCAATGAAGCAAACGGCCTTGGCGGAAGTTAGCTGGGACGAAATTAATCGTGTTAGCAAACTACTCGAGCACCAAGATTTCTTGCTCAAACTGCTAACAAGCAAAGACTCATTTGTCCGAAAACGCATTATTGAGCAAAATCTTGCGTATTTGAATCACAGACTAAGCTATTACTTGGATAAGTTACAATTACCGCATCAAGTTACTTTCAAAAGTGACTTGGAAGTTGACATTAGTCAGCTAGGCCAGAGTTTCGATTTTGATAACTTGAGCCGCGGAGAGAGAAATCGATTAATTCTAGCACTAAGCTGGAGTTTTAGAGATGTCTATGAGAGTTTTACTGAGCCAATGAACTTGATGTTCATTGATGAGTTAGTAGATTCTGGAA